TTATTTAAATAGAAGTTTACTTAAATTATCAGAAGCTTCTTTGTCCATTTCCTCTAAAACATGAGAGTACCTATTCATAGTTATTTTTATATCTGTATGACCTAATCTTTCTGAAACAACTTTCATATTAGTACCTCCTAGCAAAAGCAAACTTGCGTTTGTATGTCTTAAATCATGTACTCTAATATTTCTTAAATTATTTCTTTTAATAAAGTTATGAAAAGTTTTACTTAATGCAGTTGGTATCCAAGGCTTTAAATTTGTATTTAAACATACTAAATTATTTTCATTTTCAAGTGTACCTTGTAATTTAATTTTGTTTTGTTTTAATTTTTCTATTTTTAATTTTTCAATTAATTCTTTTGGAACTGACAACGTTCTTTTTGATTTTGCAGTTTTTGGTTCTTTAAAAGTTATTTTACTATTTGCATATATGAGAATTTGGTTAATATTTATTATACTATTATCTAAATCAACATCAGACCATCTAAGACCAGCTACCTCTCCAATTCTTAAACCTAACAGCAACATTAAGAGAATGGGTATCTCTATCAAACTATCTTTCAACTTCTCTATTAACAATAGCGTTTCTTCTCTATTATATATTTCAATTTCATATGTAACATTTTGAGCTGGCAATTTTACAAAATCGCAAGGATTTTCAGATATTTCTTTTAGCCTATAAGCTTCTTTTAAAACAGAAGATAGAAAATTATATCTAACTTTTGCAGTTGATGGTGCAGAACCATCAAAATTTTTATCTATAAAGATTTGAAGAAGGCTAGGGTTTACATCTATCAATATTGTATCTTTAAAAAAAGGCTCTATATAATTTTTAACCCACGATTTTCTATTTACAGTTGTATAGGGAGACCATTTTTTTTCATTTGACATTATGTATTTATAACACCTCTCTACAAGAGTTGTTTTACTTGGAGTAATAAACTTATTATTGTTTATAGTAGACTTTATTTCAATTAAATGTTTTTCAGCATCCTTTTTCTTTTCATAGCTTCCATAACTTTTTTGTTTCTTTTTGCCAGTTTCTTCTTCCACATATTCCACATATACATGAAATTTTTCCCCTCTTTTTCTTATAAAAGCTGATTTGATATTCATATGTAGACACTCCCTTTATAAGTTTTTGATAAGAATTTTACTTCTCCTAAAGTAATAAAAATAAAATAAAATGAATGTTTTTCAACATAAAGCATACAATATAAAAACAAAATACCTATTGAAAAAACGTCCAAATAGCAATATAATTTAATTAAGAAGAGAGGGGAGGTGTTACAATGTTATATAAAATATTACATTATTTTTCAAAATATAACTTAGTATTGCTAGTTTATTTTTTAATATTATATGCTGTTTTTAAATTAGTTTACGCTAGTTACGTAACACTTATTTTAACAACCCTGCTCTATATTTTATTAATTAAAAAGAATATATTAGTTTTTGATTCGAGCTGGTTAGAGAGAAGAAGGTAAAATTATCTTCTCTCTTTTATGTTAATTTTAAGCATTATTTTCATCATCATTAGATTCATCTGTTGAAACTTCTGGATTCAATGATTTATTTATTTTTATCATTTCACTTAGAACTATATTTGATGTTTCTATCTTAAGAGTTTTAATATCATCTCCATATATATCTTTAATTTCCTTATATATTTCCATTTCTTCTTCAAATTTTATTTTTTTACTTTCTTTTTTCTTTTCATATATTTTTTCTAAAATACTCATTAAACCAGGAACTTCAAAACCAAAGGCTTTACCCCCACCAACTGCTACATTTAATGCTAATAATATTTTGATAATATCCCAAATATGTGTTGTTATAATTTCTAAAAAACCTGGAGATTGGACATTGATTTTCATTTTAACACAATTTGAAACATCCAGTTCAGAATCAAAAAACATTTTTTGAAGCATAAATAAATTTTTCCCAACTTTTTGTTGAGTTTTTACATCTACTTTTAAGTGAGTAATTCCGTCTTTTATATATAAATTTTGAAGTGTTCTGTCTATTACATCTGCATAATTACAAGCATTTACAATAGTATGATGCGCTTGAAACATTTTAAATAAAAGGGGGTCTAAATCATCTCTATAGATATCTTTTATCCATTTAACATTTCTTCTTTTAACATAATCACATTTTTCTTCATTGATATCTTCTTCTGTTAATTCATGTAGACATAAATCAGAAGTTATTTCTCCAAAAGAAATTATAGTAGAGCGGTCGCTAGGAATCATAACAATATCTCCAATTTTCATCTGTGTTACAAATCTTTTTATAGAATTAATAATTAGACCCGGTTTATCGACCTTATATTCTTTACGAATTTTATCTTTAAGTTCCCATTCTAAATCTTTGTTTTTTTCTATTTGAGCAAATTCATTTTCATCACTAAATTCATTCCAACCAATACCAATAAAACTTTCTACCTTAAATTGTTCCCATAAATCACCACCATCAGTACGAACTAACCAATATTGTCTATCCTTATCTATTATTGGTATATTAAATGATTCTAATAATTCTTCATTTTCAAACACTATTCTACCCTCCTAATTTAGTTATGTAAAATACACTCCCCATCTTAAATTGCTTCTTAATTAATTATATAATAACATATATTATTTTAAACAAAATAAAAAAGACTATAAATAATAAAGTTTCATCTTTACTATATCTTTGTTGTCAATATAATTTTAAATTATTTAAAACTTTTTTATGCAATTCGACTTTTTGTTTTTATCATACAAAAATTAATAAAAATTATAAAAAATATTATAAAAACAAGAAAATACAAAAAATTATAATTAAAAAGACGATTAATAATACACAGGAATGGAAAAAATAACCAAGACTCTACAAAATTCGATTTTTTTGTTACAATTCCCCTTTTTTTATTGCATATATTTAACAAAAGTATTATTATGTAAGTAAGATAATTATCCAAGAAAATTTTGAATAATCTAAAAATATTTTTAGAAATGAAAATACATAGTTATATTTTATTGAAATTTGTTGGGAATTTTGACTAAAAATAAGAACGTAAGTTCTGATAGTAGGGGGAAGGCGTGTGGAAAAATCAAAAAAACTACTAATTGACACAGGGGATACATTGAACAAATTAAGAGAAAATAATAGTGAGAAGTTAGAAAAGTACATAGAATTATTAAAAGAATATTATAAACAAGAAAATAAAAAAGAAAGAGAATAGTTTTCTTCTCTTTCTTATTTTTTCTCATTAAGTTCTTCTTCAAGAAATACTTTTGCTATTTTGAACATTTTTTCTTGACTAGAAGGACTTAATTCGCTAATTAGTTTTAAAGCTTCTTTTATATCATCAGAGAAATTTAGATTTTCAATTAGCTCTAACTCACTAAGATTGTCTATATTTTTTACATTGACCTTTCCAAGCAAATAATCTGTAGATACATTAAAAAAATCTGATAATTTTAAAATTATGTCATGTGGAGGAAATCTTTCTTCCTTCTCATAAAAAGAAATCATTTTAGGAGTAAGACCTAAAAAAGTTGCAAGTTCTTTTTGAGTAATATCTTTTTCTTTTCTTAATTCCTTTATTCTATATCCAATCATGTTATTTAGCCACCTTTTTAATTTATATTGAACTATTAGTTCTTAATTATCAATTATAGCTCATTTTTTTTAAAAAAGCTATTGACAATGTACTAATAGTACTGTACTATTAGTACATAAGATAAAGTAAAAGAAGGTGAAAAAATGAATAAACTAAAAGATTTTAGAATACAAAAAGGACTAAGTAGAAATCAGTTAGGAGCTGAATTAGGTCTTACAAGTAGGTATATAGCTTTCTTAGAGAATGGCGAAAGAGTACCGTCTCTAAATACAGCTGTAAAAATAGCAGCTTATTTCAATACTTCAATAGAGTATATTTTTTTGAAAAACAACTGTACTAAAAGTACATTTAAAGAAAAAGGAGCTGAAAAATATGAATAACTTACAAGTAATAGAAAGAAATAACGAAAGAGTTTTAACTACACAGCAACTAGCAGATGTATATGAAACAGATGCAAGAAATATAAGCAACAATTTTAACAATAACAAAGATAGATTTATTGAAGGTAAACATTATTTTTTATTGCAAGGTGATGATTTAAAAAATTTTAAAGGTATTCATACAGAATATGAAAACCTAAAATTTACTTCAAAAATGTATCTTTGGACTGAAAGAGGAGCAAATAGACACTGCAAAATATTGGATACTGACAAAGCTTGGGAGCAGTTTGATAACTTAGAAGAAACATATTTCAAAGTTAAGCAACATAAGCCAACTTGTATAGAAGATGTATTAATAGAAAGTTTAAAAGAAATGAAAGATTTAAGACTTCAAGTTAATCAAGCAAATAGCATTGCTTTAGAAGCAAAGACAGAGGTTGAAACAATAAAAGATGTAGTTTCATTAGACTCAAATAGTTGGAGAACAAATACACATCAACTAATTGCAAGAATAGCAAAAAAACAAGGTGGTTTTGAACATATAAATATGCTTAGAACAGAAAGTTATGAATTATTAAATAAGAGATTTGGAGTTGACCTACATAGAAGATTAATCAATAAAAGAAGAAAAATGGCAGAAGAAGGTGTATCTGAATCTAAAAGAGAGAAAGTTAACAATTTAGATGTAATACAAGATGATAAGAAGCTAATAGAGGGGTATGTGGCTATTGTAAAAGATATGGCTTTAAAATATGGAATATCAAGTGATTTAAGCAAAAATTAGGTTAAATCATGACAGTACCTTGAAAACTAAATACAGAATATTCAAAAGAGGTGATTAGATGGAAATAGAGCAAACAACAATACGCCTGCTAAAAAGCAGACGAAAGTTGAATATTAATTTCTATTTTGGTTAGGTGAAAGACCTAACAAAAAATCTGTAGATACATTAAGTTTGTTAGAAATTAATATTAAAGTTTCTATATTTGGCTCTCTTGAACCTGATTCATAATATTGATATGCACGTTCTGAGATACCAAACAAACTAGCAAATTGCTTTTGAGTCATATTCATTTGCTTTCTTACTAGCTTAATATTATCTTTGAATTTAGTCATAACTACACGCTCCAATAAAAAAATAAATAAATTTCTTGACACGAACAATATTAGCGTGTAATATATAAAACATAGCACGAACAATATTGGCGTGTTAAATAAAAAGGAGAGGGTGAAAATAAATAATAATTTAAAACTACAACGTGAAAAAATTGGCTTAACACAATTAGAGGTTGCTCAAAAAGCCAAAATAACAGAGAGAAGCTATCAATATTATGAAGCTGGCGAACGTCTCCCAAACATTCGTACAGCTTTAAAGATAGCTAGAATTTTAAATACTAATTGTGAAAAACTCTTTAATGAATAATAGCATAAAAGGACTCAGATTACAAGAAAGGAGCTTTAGATATGAATAATTTGCAACTTAACAATAAAAATACAATAACAACATTAGAAATTGCTGATATGTTAGAAATCAGACACTGGGAAGTATTAAGGAAATTAGAAGGCACAGAAAAAACAAAAGGAATTATTGATATTCTTAACGACAACAATTTTGTTGTGGTTGATTACTTTATAAAATCAACATATTTGGATTCAAAAAATGAAAGTAGACCTTGCTATAATGTAACAAAATTAGGTTGTGACTTTCTAGCAAATAAATTTACTGGAGAAAAAGGTATTATTTTTACAGCTAAATATGTAAGAAGATTTAATGAAATGGAACGAGTATTAAAAGAACAACAACCTAAACTACCAACTACATACAAAGAAGCATTGCAACAGTTATTAATAGAAGTTGAAGAAAAAGAACAATTACAATTAGAAAATCAAGAAAAAGATAGGGTAATTCAGTTACAGCAACCAAAAGTACTGTTTGCTGATGCAGTTTCAGCTTCAAACAATTCTATATTGGTTGGAGAACTTGCAAAACTTATAAAACAAAACGGAGTAGATATAGGACAAAACGGATTATTTGCCTGGATGCGAGAAAATGGATATTTAATTAAGCGTAAAGGTGAAGATTATAATATTCCAACACAGAAAAGTATGAATCTAAGAATAATGGAAGTTAAAAAAAGAGTAATTAATAATCCTGATGGAAGTACTAAAGTAACTAGAACAGTAAAAATAACTGGAAAAGGTCAAGTTTATTTTGTTAATAAGTTTAAAAGTAGTAAACAATTATCAATGTTAAGTTAAAACATGACAGCACTTTGAAAACTAAATACAGAATATTTAATTAATATGAGAAGGAGGTTTGAAAATGAGTGTAGCATTACAGTTTATAGATACAGAAGATTTAGTAAAAGAATTAATGGGACGAGAGGATACAGTAGATTTCATAAAAATGTTTTTAGATAGAGAAGGAATTAAAAGAATGGAGTTAATGACTATAGAAGAATTTTGTGAGTACTTGAAAATATCTGATGTAACAGCTAGAAACATGGCAAGAGAAGCCATGATAACAAAAGATTTTATTGCTTTAAAAATAGGAAGAAAGTACATGATTGATAGAATATCATTTGAAGAATTTATTATGAAAAATGCAATGAAAGATAAAGATGTAATGAAAAAGAGAAAGGGGGTGATTTAGTTGACTCTAAGATGGTTTCTAAGATTTTGTATAAGACACAAGAAAGTACCTACACCAAAGTTTTACATAGAGTGTGTAACTTATATGGAAGAATGTAAGCAAAGAGGATTTGAACTTTAAGGGGGATTGAATATGGAAGTAACTAAAAGATTTTTAGAATACAAAATACAGGCTCTAAGCGAGAGGATAGAATTTAAAAAATCAATTGGATATAAGTGTATAGCAGATGAAAAAGAATTAGGAGCATATGAGGATATTTTGCTTATGTTAAATTCAGAAATTGAATCAATAGGAGGAGTGGAAAATGAAGAGTAGACAAGAATTAATCAAAGATATAGAAAAATACAGAAAAGCACAATACTTAATATATTTAGATATAGTACAAAGAGCATGGGCAGATAGAAGTCTTACAGCAGATGAACAGGACAGAATCAAGCGTGATGCATATGCAGAGTACAAAAGGATAGAAAAAGATACAGAAGAAGCAGAAGAACTGCTAATGAGAGAAGAATTTGAAACAGATAGACCCATAGCAGTTCAAATAATGTAGAAAAGAGCCACGGCAATGGCTCCAATCAAAAAATTATGTAGCTATATTATAACATAAGGGGGAAGAAATGAAAACAAGAAATGAGATAATTAAGGATTTAGAAGATAGATTATTTTTATTAAGATTTACAACAGTAGATGAAGTAGATTGGGATGTCAAATTTGGACAAATATCAGCATTAGAATTTTGTATAGACAAACACAAGGAAGAATGGACTTTGGAACAATTCAAAGAACATTTAGACGAATACAAATTACAAGGGAAATATGGTGATTATATAGATGGTTTTGTATCAGTTTTAAGAAGAAATATAAAAGATATGGAGCGTGGTGGAATTGGAATCTAATAACATTTATATTAAATTGATGGATGTAAGAGTTAAATTTAGTAAGTTGAATCTAAAGAAAAGTGGAGAAAATAAGTTTGCTAACTTCAAGTATTTTGAGTTAGCAGACTTTCTACCACAAGCAACTGGATTACTTGAAGAAGCTAAGCTATGCCCTATAGTGACCTTTACAAATGAATATGCAACTCTAACATTAATTAATGGAGAAAACCCAACAGAACAGATTGTATTCACTTCTCCAATGAGAGACTTGCAACTTAAAGGTTCTAATGAATTACAAGCACTAGGAGGTATAGAAACCTATCAAACTAGATATTTATATATTCAGTTACTTAATATAACTGAGAATGACACTTTTGACGCAACTAGTGGCAAAAATGAAGCTAAAAGTAATTCTAACAATAGAATTTTAACAGATAAACAATTAAGCAGGTTATATGCAATAGCAAGTAATGCAAATGTTGATAAAGAAAGTTTGAAAGAAAAAGTATTTAAAAGGTTTGGAAAAGAGATAAAAGATTTAACAAAACAAGAGTATGACACTATTTGTAATGCTTATGAAAATAAGCAATAAGGGCAGGTGATATTGTGGGGATTATAAGAGTAAGCAAAGACAAAGATAATCCATATGTGGTTTTAAATAAAACTTGTTTGGAAGATGTAAAATTAAGCTGGCAAGCAAAAGGTTTACATTCATATCTGATTAGTAAGCCCGACCACTGGAAAATCTATGTTAATGATTTATATAAAAGAAGTAAAAATGGGAGGGATGCTACAGCAAATATTTTAAGGGAGCTCATAGAAAATGGATATATAACAAGAACACCTTGTCGAGATTCTAATACTAATAAGATGCTTGGAGGATATGATTATCAAGTATATGAGATACCACTTGAAAATCCTCAGAAGCTAAAATCCCGAAAAACTGATTTCCCGGAAACCGGATTTCCCGGAAACCGGGTTTCTCGGAAACCGGAAAACACGGAAGTAGTAAGTAATGACTTTAAAGTAAATAATGATATTACTACTATTGTTATTAATGAACAATCCAATAAAGACAAAACCACCTACATAAAAAAATACTTTGAAAAATATATAGGTGTGATTACTCCTAATAACTTTATAGAGTTAATGAGTTACTTAGATGATGGAATGGAAGCTGATGTAATTATAAGAGCTATTGATGAAGCAATAGCAAATGGAGTTAAGAATTATAAGTATGTAAAAACAATCTTAAATAATTGGATAGAAGCAGGTGTAAAAACTAATTTAGAACTTACAGAGTATCAAAATGAGTTTGAGAGGAAGAAAAAGAATAAACAGGAGAAGAAGCAGTCTAATCATAAAAATGTGAATACTCCTAATGTGAGTAAAAATAAGTTTCATAACTTCAATGAAACCTTTACTCAATATTCACCTGACGAACTAGATGACATAATTAAGAAAAGTCAAAAGGTTAAATTTAAATAAAATTATACTTCTAGGAAGTAAATATCAATATATTACTTCCTAGAAAGGGGAGGTATAAAATGGCGAGAATATATGCACAAAGAAGTGGTTCTTTAAACGAACAAGATAGATTGGAATTATTAAGATTACTTGGGAAAGCTGGATATACAGTAAAGATTGCTAGAGAGAAGCAAAATAGCAAGACAACTTATACTTACTTTGTTGAGTATACAGAAGAGCAGGAAGAAAAATAGAAGGGGGGCTAGTTAAATGAATACAATAACTTTAGTTGGAAGATTAGTTGCAGATGCAGAATTGAAGTACCTTCCAAATTCGGGCACTCCAAAAATAACCTTTTCAATGGCAGTAGATAGAAGGTTTAAAGATAAAAATGGAAATAAAATAACTGATTTTATTCAATGTGAGCAATTAGGAAAACATGTAGAGAATTTAGTGCAATATCTTGTTAAAGGTAAGCCTATATATGCTGTTGGAGAGTTAAATATATATAATTACAAAGATGAAAATGGTTGCTGGAAATCTATTACTAAGGTTAATGTAAATGCTTTAGAACTACTTTCTAGTAAAAATGATAATAATGCTAAACAAGAATATGTACCACCAGGATTAGACCCACAAGGTTTTCAAGCAATAGATGATGACGATATACCTTTTTAATTAAGTTAAATAGTCTAGGGAGTAATTATACAATATTACTTCCTAAAAGTTAAAAATGGAGGGATAAAAATGAGTAGAACAGCTATATGTAGTGTTTGTGGGGAGTTTTTAGTTGACAGTTATGGTGATGAATTTACAAATGCTAAAGTTATAGATTTGTATGGTAGAGAATTTGTAATTGTTATATGCAAGGGTTGCTTAGAAGAATTATTAAGAAAATGTGAGGAACAACAATATGAGATTTGAGATAGGTAAAACTTATAAGTTTGATAAAGAGAAATTTATGGAAATTAATGGTGTAGAACAACATAAAAAATATAAAGAACTTTGGATTGATGATATTGAAGGTGTTGAATTTACTGTTGAAAAAACTTTTGATGATGGTTGTATTTGTTATCCAAATGAGTTTTGGCTTGATTTTGGTGTAATTTCGGAATGGTGTGTTGAAGTTAAATAAGGTAGGGGGTATTAGAAATGATAATAATTAGAAGTCAAGATAAAACAGATTTAGTAAAAGCTGATTGGATAAATGTTGATAAAGAATATGTATATGCCATGTTTGGAGAAATAAACAACTTTAAGGAAATAGGAAAATATGAGGATGAAAAAAGAGCTATGCAGGTATTAGATAATATACAAAGATTTATTGAAGGTGGGACTAGGACGGATTCTATAGACAGTTATAAGGTTAGAAGTTATAGAAATAGAATATTTCAAATGCCAGTTAAATAGGGAGGTTACTGAAATGTTAAAGGTTGAAAAATATTTTAATGGTTCTGTTGCAGATAACATATTTGAAGATGATTTGACTCTTAGAAACTACTTAGCACTATATTGTTGTGTTCATGGAGTAAGAAAAAATGGAGAGCTTGTATTTCCAACTTCTGAAAAAATGCTAATAGAGTTTAATGTTGATAAAAATAGAAAAAAGAAAAAGAAAGGTTCAAAGGTAAAGTTGATTAATGCCAAAACTGGTGAAGAAAAAATATTTGATTCTATAGATAGTGCAGCGTGTTTTTTAAGACTACAGAGTCAGGCAGTTTACCAAACAATTAAAAAGAAAACTAAAACAAGAAGTGGCTGGAAAGCTGAATATATTAAGGAGGAATAATGGAAGTTTCAAGGACAGAATATACAATTAAAAGAGCAAAAGAGTTATATGACAATGGAGAGGATATATTTATTGCTATAGATAAGGCTAGAGAAGAATATGAGGAGATGATTAAAAGTGAGTTTAATTAAGTATAGAGGTTATGATTTTGAGAATGAGAAGTGGATTTATTCAGCAACAATAATGTGGAGTGATGCAGCAGATTGTTTATTTATGCTAAAAGAGAATTGCGAATGGCAAAAAGTATCTAATGTTGGAGTATTCTCTAAATGTTGGTCTGGAAATAATGAAGAAATTTATGAGGGAGATATATTGAAAGAACCCTATAATACTAAAAATAAATATGAATATGGAATTGTAAGACAAGAAAATTATGCTCTTGAATTATATGTTGAATGGCATTATTTAAAGCAATTTGAAGGTAAATGGGAGGAAATTACAAGTAAAGCAACTATAATGAATAGCAAAAAATATGTAGTAGTTGGTAATGAATGCGAGAATTTGGAAGAAATTAAAAAAGAGTTCTTAGAACGTAAGGAGATGTTAGAAAATGAACATCTTGGCTAGTTTAATACTTATAGTAGGTAGTTTTATAGGTGGTAGAGTTTATGAGTATAGATTGAATTTAAATGAAAATGATGAAGCTGATTCAAAAGTACTTTTAGATGTTTTTAATGAAATTAGTGTGTTAAGAGAAGAAAATAAAAGTCTTAAAGAAAAGTTACAAGAGAAAGAGTTACTATTCATCAATAGATTAATAGATTTTTTACATGATAAAAAGATATGCGAATGTTGTATTTATGACTGTAAGATTGATGATATTGAATATGATTGTGAAGATGGTATTAAAAAGTGGTTTGATAGCGAAGAACTTATATTTGAATAAAAGAAATATCTAATTAAAACAGTTTAGAGAGTTGCAAAATGTCTTTTAGTATAAATTATTGTTGAAGTGTTTTGTGACTCTCAAAAATGAAAATAAGGGGTGGGATAAATGTATGAATATATATTAAGATGGCAAATAGGATTATCGTTAGAAAATAGAAAAATACATTATACATATGGAAGTAAAGACGCTTTAAGAAAGAAAGCAAAGGCATTGGCTAAAGATGAAAATATAGTACTAATAACTATAGATAAGGTAGATGAAGTTATAAAAAATACTATAAGCGAGAAGATTATAGAACGCTTTAAAAATTTATAAGGGGTGAAATTATGATAATACACAAATTTATAATACATGTTTTAGATAAGGACAGTAATACACCAATACTAAATGATTTTGAGGGAAGAGTCAGTCAAGATATTGAAGCTTTCTTTCAAAAGAAGATAAGCAAAGTATCAAGAGATAATGACATCAGAACAGCAGTATTTAATGACTATAGTAACAATCTAATTAAGAAGTGCTGTGAACAAATTATTTATGATGAAAGTTCATTTTTAAATAACTCTAAAGAGATTGCAGCTTATTTATTTGATGTTATGAAGCTTAATGCCACATTAGAATCTTGCGACTTAGCAATTTGTTTATACTCTCAAAAAGATGAAAAGAAAGTTGCTATATTAAAGCTTGATTATAACAAGTCATATACTCATTCAATCGAGTTTAAAGATGATAAATTTAACATACAAATGTCTAAAAATGAAATTAACATACAAGAGACTAAGACAGTCAAAATTGCTGCTTTGGTTGGATTGAGTGGAATGAATGACGAATACCATTTAAGAGTATTAGACAAGGATGCAGAAAAGGAAGAAGCTAATTCTAAGTTTGTTACAGAGTTTCTAAATGCTACTAAAGTGAAAGATGACAAATACAAGACTAAGATGTTTAAAGCTTTTGTGGACTCTTATATAGCACATTTATATAGTGATATGAAGCAGGGCGAAGACGTAAGAAGTATATTGCTTTACATGCTAAGAGAAAAGCAAAATCTTGATATAAATGAATTTACTGAAAAGGCAATAAAGGAAAATTTAAAAGATAGTTTTAAGGACCATATAGAAGAAAAAGGGATTGAAAGTTTTAATATTGATAAAAAGTGGGTTGAGAAGAATCTGAAAAACAGATGTATCAAGACAGATACAGGCTTTGAGATAAAAGGTAAAATGGAGAACTTTGAGGATTTTATGAAATATGGTATTAGACATAATATGAATGGAACTATAGACATAGTTATTAAAAATGTTGCTTTCTATAATGAGAAGTAGGTGTTCATATGAAAATAGGCTTAATAGATGTTGATGGAACTACAGTACATGACTTAGAAAAGCGATTTAGTAATGAAGATATAGAAAATGAAAGACAGATAAGTTTCTTTCAAACAGAGAAGGTGAGCATATGACTAATAAAGAAATGTGCAAGTCAAAGAATCTTGATGAAAGAGAAGTGTATAAGAGTTTTGGGAAAGAGATTTGTGCTAGTTGCATAAATGATAAAAGAGATTGTGAGAGTAAAGATTGTGATGCAACATATGAAATTTGGTTGGAGAAGGAGATTGTAAATTATGTTTAGCATCTATAAAGTGAAACTAAAGACTAAAAGAACATTGGAGCAGGTAAGAAATCAAAGCGTAGACTTTGAGTATTCAGAAGAAGGATTAAAAGATGCACTTAGATACTATAACTTGATTGATGGTTTAGAAGTAATTGTACTTAAATTTGCAGATGAATATTGTCTAGCTAATTTTAATGAAGAAGATGAAAAAACAATAATGGAGGCACATTATCTTTTAGAACAAGACGAATATACTGGATGCTATATAAATGAATATGAACGATTTAAAAGAGATTGGGAAAATGGTAACTGTGATGGAGAAGCCTGTATGGTATTCTCAGATGATGAAGTTGAGATAATTGAAAAGTTAAGGGGGCTTGACAATGAGTGATGAAATAAAAATTATAGATAAAGTAACTTTTGACAATGTCATAAAAGATGATACTAGAGGATTGTTTTTATATAAAGATGAAGAAGCACATATTTTTATAGGGATAGATAATTCAACTGGTGAATGTTGGATTGAGGAAAAGGGAACAGAAGAAGAATGTATTGCATGGCTAATGGATGAAGAAGAAGGAAAATACGATAAATTGAATGAAGGTATTTATGGTATTAGAAGGGCTAGTGATGGTCCTGTTACATCTAAAATGATAAAGGGTATTTTAAAGTGTTTTGATGAAATGTTCTAGGTAATATAAATGAATAGTCAAGGTAAGTTTGTGAATGAAACTAAAGGTCTATAGACTTACTTTGACTTATAAAAGGAGTGGTAATTATGAAAGAATATAAAGTAAAAATACCATTTATGGGAGATATATTTGTTGATGTAAAGGCTGAAAATAGAGAAGATGCTGTTAAATTAGCTATTAAAGAAGCGTCACTAGAGTGTGCTGGAGAATGGTTTACAGATGATGAAAACATACAAGTAGAAGAAATAAAATATAAACTTTGAGGGTGATTATATGATACATGAATTACAGATAGCTTCTAATACTTTTAAAGATGTAATTAAGAATAAAAAACAAATTGAAGTAGAGTATACAACAGATTTTAAAGTAGGAGATACAGTCATATTGCAGTCATTTAAGGATAAAAAGTTTACAGGGATTGAGATAAACAAAGAGATTGAGTATTTTGTTAAGCTTGGAAATGGGTATGTTGAGTTGGGAATAAAATAAAAATTTAAGGAGAGATAATGAAAGTTAATTTTGTAATAGATGGAGAACCAAAAGCAAAAGCACGTCCTAGAATGAGTACATCAACTGGCAAGGCTTATACACCTGACCAAACCATACTCTATGAAAATTGGATTAGACTTATGTACAATTCTACAGTAAAGCATTTCTTTGAGGGTAATGTGAAAATGACAGTTATTTGTTACTTTGACATTACTAAAAAAGATAGAGAGGCACTACAGAAAAATAAGGTAAATACTAAAACGTATAAGGATGCTATAGACAAGGTAGAAGGGTTAATAAGACCAAACAAGAAACCCGATTTAGACAATATAATTAAGTCTGTAGCTGACAGTTTAAATGGTATAGCTTATAAAGATGATTCTCAAATAGTAGAAGTAGTGAGTAAGAAATATTATAGCGATAGACCAAGGGTTGAGGTTGAGCTGGAAGATGTTATTTAAGGAGGATTATAAATGAGAAATAATTTAAAAGAAAAAGAATTAGAAGAACTAGAAAAAGAGATAAATAAAATTTATGGTATATATGAAGAAGGATGCTTGTTAGGTGCTAGTTCGGAATTTATGAAATGTTATGAGCGAAAAATTGAGAAATTAATGGATAGATGGAATGAGCTTAAAGAAGAATCTGAATAAGAAATAAAAAGAAAAAAGGAGTGCTTTCACACTCCACTTGTCAAAAATATAAAACTTTTATATACAAATATTATTATAACATAAAATTGATAGGAGTGTGGAAGTATGTCTAAAACTAAAAAAGAGTTTTTTAATGCAACTAAGAAACAACTTTCTAATTATAAGCAATTAAGTACAAATATAATAAAATTGAAAAATGAAATACAAATGCTGAAAGATAATTCAGTTGGTGATTTAATGAAATGTATAAGTTATGATAGTGTCAAAACAGGTAAAACAAACAAAACTAGCAATATGATTGAGGATGCTATTGTTAATGTATCAGACTTAATAACAGAAAAAGAAATAGAGTTATATGAAGCAGAAATAATTAAATCTACAATAGATTTAGCTATAAGGAATTTAAAGCCTATACACAGACAAATTATTGAACTTAAATATATAGATGGTCTAATGTGGCAAGAAATGGTTGATATAGTACATTTAGAAGAAAGACAATTAAGTGTAAGAGCTAGTCAAGCTATTAGCTCAATATCAATAGCACTGTTTGGGAAGAAAGCATTAATAGAGCAAGAACCACTTTTTGAATTGTTAGATTACAAACTAAATTAAAAAGTAAGAATAATTTTGAGTGCTGAAAATGTGCAGGTTTTTTTGTTTTAGACATGAGATAATAGTATTGTGGAAATGAAGATTTCCCTCTCAAAATTAAATATATATTAGGCTAGAGTTAAGGGATTGCTCTAGCTTATATGAACAGACTAGGCAGGGCGTGAGGACGCTGTTAGTTCAATTCTAACTATGTTCATTCTTTAGTTTTTTTCTATTTCAATCAATCTACAGATACACTAAAAATAGTATTTGAATTGAGATTAAAATCTCATACAATTTTGTATCTTAATTCAGAAGTCTAAAAATCGGGTGGGGCTTGGTCCCTTAAAGAATATGTATCCCCCATTAAAAAGGCTTAGATTAATTTCTAGGTCTTTTTTAATACGATTTTTTAATGTCCCTCGTATTGAGGGGGGGTGAAAATAAGAGTGTTCAAACTGAATATTCTTTATTAATAACTAATTTAGGAGGTAGTAGTATGTTGAAAATTTTACAAGAAAAAAATGTAAGAATGATATGGTCCAAAAACGGAGAAGAAGTTTGGTTTCATGCTGGAGATGTAGGAGAGGAATTAGGCATAGTAAATATTCATGACACATTAAGAAATATAGATAGGGAATATAAAAAGACCAAGAATGGCTGGATATAAGAGCAGAAGGTAAAAAAGTAAGAAAAGATTTTACAGATGAAATACAAGAGTTTGTTTATTATGCTACTAGTCAAGGAAGTAATAAACCTCAGATGTATTATAAACATTTTACTGAACTTGTAAGAAAAAAATTAGGTATACCAAAAGGTGTGAAAAGAGATGAGTTAAATCAAAGTGAACTGTTTGATATACAAGCACTCGAAAGAATTATATCTATGAAATTACCTAAGCTAATAGATAAAGATATGAATTATAAAGAGGTATATAAAAAGATTAAGGAATTAATAGAAATGATTTAAATGACTATCTTGATGGAGAGTCTTTTTTTATACAATAAATTAAAAGGAGAATAAAATTATGAAATTTGAAGAAGTATTACCATTAATAAAAAATGGAGAAAAAGCATTTAGAGTAGGCTGGAATGGAAAAGGAATGTTTGTAGTTAGACAAAAGGGTTATCCTGCTGGAATACCTTGTAATAAGCAAACAGCAGAGGTATGGAATTTGAAAGAAGGGGATTTGTTTAAATGTAACCCATATTTACAGATAAAAAATGCTGATAATTCGCATTCTATGTGGGTTCCTAGTACTGGAGATATATTTGCAGAGGATTGGGAAGTAATAAGATAAAAGCATTATTTAGAATTATTTTGTAGTTGTCGAACGATTGTTGAAGGATATTGACCTTTGAAGTTGAATTTTATACTTTGGAGGGAGATGAGGAATTATGGATTCAGATAAAATTTTTTCGAAAGATAAACTCAAAGTTCACATGTTTTATATTATAGTTATATTAATATTAGCATTAGTGGTTGTTATAACAGATAGAGGATATGATAATAAAGACTTATCACAATGGATTGCTTTTGGGGCGACTCTATCAGGAATAATATTATCTGTTTTAGCAATTATATTAACCTTAATAGGAGAAACCAAATCAGATAATACTAAAGATAGTCTTTTAAATATATCTAAAAAATTAGAAGACATAGTTGGAAACGTTGAAGATGCAACTTATAAATTAGAAAATGTAAGTGATATGAAAGATGAAATAAAAGAAGAGATTTCAGTTGGATTATCTAATATGGTGTTAAAAGTAGATAAAGAAAATATGCCATCTTCTTTAAATAAAGATATTTCTAACAAAGAGAATGAATCTAACCACATAGAGTTCTTTAGAGAATATTTCAAATTTATTAGACATGACAATTCAATGAAATTATGTATACTATCAGTGTTTTATTGTGGAGCAAAACAAATTAGACATAATAATGGCTCATTAGGATATGATGATTTATACTCTGTTGTCAAAACTGTACTTTTTTTCGATGATGAAACAATGAAAATAGCTTGGAATGTATTGACAGTATTTTTTAGTGGTTTAAATAGTGATGATAATTTTTATTATTATATTTGTAATATATTTAAAGAAATATATCCTTATGAAAAAGAGTGTTTGGACTTGAAACTTGAGGACTATCTATGATGGGATGATGGTATGGCTAAATATGAATACTGGGCAACAGAAGAGTGTCATGTTAATAAAGCAAATTGTATGTTTTATTTGTTATTCTGAAAAATTTTTTTAATTACAATGGTCAATTATTGTATTAATTTAAATATAGTATATTTTACTTAGGAGGGGCTAATGAGAAATATTTTTTTTGAATATAATATGAGAGGAAATAAAAAGATAGAACAAATTTTAAGTAATGGGTTAATTATACTTGATACAAACGCACTTTTGAATCTTTATAGATATAATGAAGAAAATAAAAATAAATTTTTTGAAATATTATCGAAGGTAAGTGAACGTATATATTTAACTAATCATTCAGTTAAAGAGTTTTACAAAAATAGGTCAGAGATTTTATATAACAAAGCTCATTTTAAAGAAGGAATGAAAAAAACTGTATGTGAAGACATAAAAAAATTAAGAAATACTATAGAAAACGTAAATTTTAAGGGAAAGTTTAAAGACAGTTGCTGTTTACTCAAATATGAAAGTGATTTAAAATCACAAATGTTAAAAGATATAGATTGTTTTATTAGTAGTATAGAAAATACTATAGATTCGTACAATCAATCTAATTTAATTACAGATTTAGGAGAAACAGACCCTATATTAGATAAAATTCTAGATTTATTTGATGGTAAAGTTAATCAAAAATTTTCTGAAAATGAATTGGTAGAAATATATAAAGAAGGTCAAAAAAGATATAAATCAAAAACTCCACCAGGGTATAAAGATGAAGACGATAAAGGTGAACCAGGTTGTTATGGAGATTTAGTTATATGGAAAGAAATGATAAATATATCAAAAGAAAAGGGAACAGATATTTTATTTGTCTCTGATGATAGAAAAGAAGATTGGTGTGATAATTTTAAGGGGAAAAATGTAGGTACAAGAAAAGACCTTATAAGAGAATTTTTTTGTGAAACTGGCAAATTATTTTATTCCTTTACAGTTGCAGGTTTTATAAAAGAGATATCTGAAATCTGTGATGTAACAGATATAAATGAATTAGAAAAAGAGTCAAAACTCTTTGAAAGTATCCTATATGAAACAGTAAAGGAAACGCACAGTAGCCTAAGAAGAATTGGAGTTCCGATGACAACTCAAAGCTCACTTAAAGATATGCAAATAGGAGGCGTGGTTAAGCAACTTAAAGACATTCAAACAAAACTTCCAGAGAGTGCAATTAAACAGATTAAAGATGCTCAAATTGGTACTCCTATAAATGCAATGAGACAAAATAAAAAGTTGGAAAAAACAATGAGGCTACTTTCTAATGGTCATAAGTAAAATAAAAAACATAATATATATATAATCAAAGGACTCGACAAATAGAGTTCTTTTTTTATTCACAAAACGACAAACAAACGAGGTGGTGGTATGAATGAAAAGGCAGATTTAGCCCATGAAGATTACTTAAAAGGGCTTAAGTACAAGGAAATAGCTGAAAAACATAATGTAAGTTTATCGACTGTAAAATCATGGGCAACTAGATACTGGAAACAAAAAGGTTGCAACCAACCAAAAAAAGTTGCAACCAAAAAGAGAGGTGCACCCATAGGTAATAAAAATGCCACTGGTCCTCCTGGAAATAAGAACGCTGAAAAATTTGGTTTCTTCTCAAAATACTTACCTGAAGAAACTAGGGAATTAATACAAGAAATATCTATAAAAGATAAATTTGATATTCTTTGGGAACAGATAACAATTCAATATGCAGCAATAATAAGAGCACAAAAGATAATGTATGTTAAAGATAAAGAAGAAATGATTAAGGAATTAAAGAAACATGAAAGCACAGAAAATGGTGAGAAGATAGAGTATGAATTTCAATTTGCATGGGATAGGCAAGCATCTTTTCTTAATGCACAGAGTAGGGCAATGAGTGAACTTAGAAGTTTAATTAAACAGTATGATGAAATGATTCATAAGGATTGGAATTTGGCTACAGAGGAGCAGAAGACAAGAATAGATACAATGAGAACTAAAGTAGAGCTTGAGAAAATTAAGTTGTTTGGTGATGATAAATACGATAATTCAGAAGCTATACAAAGCTTCTTAGAAGCCACTACCATGAGTGAAGAAGATATAAAAGTTTTATTTAATGAAGAAGAAGGAGAAAATGAAATTGGCTCTACTTAGAAGAAAACAAAAAAGACAAGAAAAGAGATTTGAATTTAAACCTTTTTCAAAGAAACAATTAAAACTTCTCAACTGGTGGAGAGAAGGTTCTAAATATAAGGACTATGACATTATCATTGCTGATGGAGCAATAAGAAGTGGTAAAACTATAGCTATGATTTGTAGCTTCTTAATGTTTACACAAACTAATTTTGAAGTAGAAAACTTCATAATTGCAGGAAAGACTATTGGTTCACTAAAGAAAAATGTTATTGAACCTATGAAACAGATACTAAATGCTTGGGGTTGGCGATTTGAGTACAATCGTTCAGAAAATTTTTTAGTAATTGGTAGTAATACATATTATATGTATGATGCTAACAATGAAGCTTCCCAAGATAAATTACAAGGTTTGACAGCAGCAGGGGCTTTAGCTGATGAAGTAGCTTTATTTCCTAAAAACTTTGTTGACCAAATGATTGGTCGTTGCTCTGTTGATGGCTCTAAAATATTTATGAACTGCAACCCTGCAGGTCCATATCATTTTATTAAAACTGAATTTATAGACAAAGTAAAAGAAAAATTAATCTGTTATTTACATTTCACAATGGATGATAATTTATCTTTATCTGAGAAAGTTAAAAATAAGTTTAAAAGAATGTTTACAGGTGTCTTTTATAAGAGATATATTTTAGGTCTTTGGTGTCAAGCCGAAGGTGTTATCTATGATATGTTTAATGAGAAGATACATAAGGTACTAACTAAACTTAGAGAATACACAGAGCATTATGTATCATGTGATTATGGTACTCAAAACGCTACAGTATTTATATTATGGGGCAAATGTAAAGATGTTTGGTATGCAGTCAAAGAATACTATTACGACGGAAGAAAAGAAGGAAAACAAAATTCAGATAATAAATATTATACTGAGCTAGTAAATTTTTTAGGGAATATACATCCTAAAGCTATAATAATAGACCCAAGTGCAGCTTCTTTTATAACTTTGATAAGAGATAAAGGAAAGTATAGAGTTAAAAAGGGTAATAATGATGTACTAAATGGAATAAGAAATGTCGGAACTGCTTTAAATAGAGAAATGATTAAATTTAATGATTGTTGCTCTAATATATTTAAGGAGTTCTTTTCTTATGTTTGGGATGAAAAAGCTTTAGAATATGGAGAAGATAAACCAGTTAAAGTAATGGACCATGCCATGGATGCAATTAGATATTTTGTTCATACAATATTATTTGGAGGAAAAGAACCTAATTATGATGATGAAATCTATAATAAAGGCTTAGGATTGAAGAAAAATAATATACAAAATCAATATAATAAGAAAGGAGGGACTGTATTTTAGTGAATATAAAAAATATCTTACTCAATTTAGATGAAAAAGAGTTAAGAGATAGAAAACATGCAGAAAGAGATTTTTTGTTTTATCTAGGTGAATGTAGAAATAAAACTATGGGACTGTTAGATGATGATTTTTTAGGTCAAAGTTGGATTACTTTTGATAACCTAGACTATACACCTTCTCAAATTGTGGATAATAAGGTAAAACCACTTATAAATAAACAAGCTCGTTTTATGTTTGGAAAAGAGCCAACTATAATACTTAAAGCATATGAAAAAGAACATAAAGAAGCATGTGAGGAATTAAGGCAGTATATTGATTCAATATTAAATGCCAGCAAGTTTTGGAGCAACACACTAAAAGCTTTTAAGATAGCAACTATAACAAAAAGAGTCTTATTAAGGTTAGAAGCTAAACCAAATCAACCTATAAGACTCTTTTATCATTCTATAAATGATTTCAAATATCAAGTTGATAGTAATGATATTACAAAATTAAAGTCAGTTGTATTTGTTAGATTTGATTCATCAACTATAAAAGAAGTAACGGCAAAACAAATATGGTATAGATATACTTACTATATGAAAAAAAGTAATGTCAGTAATCAAGAAAGCTGCTTTATAAAGATAGAAAAGTTCAAAGGTGATAACTTATCTAAACCTATTGAAGTAAAAGAAAGTGATACCAAGCTTTCTAAAATACCATGTTGGGTAATTGTTAATGAACAAAGTATTACAAATATCACAGGCATTAGCGATATTGAGGATTTAAAGCCATTACAAGATACCTATAATAAAAGATTATCAGATTTCAATGACTCTTTAAAATTTCTGATGTTTGGGCAAACTGTTGTAGTAGATGCGACAGAAGAAACAGTTAATGCTTGTAAGATTGCTCCGAATGCTTTAATGGCATTAAAAACACTTGAAGAAGGTTCAGAAAAAGGAAAACAAGCACAAGCGTATAGGGTTGAGAGTAGTTTTTCAAATGCAGACCCTGTAAACTCTTTTTTTAAAAGACTTGAAGATAGTATGTATGAAAAATTAGCGATACCTAGACCTGAACAATTACAGAATATACCTAGTGCTAAAGCTTTGAAATATTTATATACAGAGCTTATTGCAAGATGTTCAGAAAAGTGGAATGATTGGGAACCTGCAATAAGAAGCATGTTAAGATTAATAGTTGAAGCTTGTAGTAAATTTAATTGTTATGATGATTGGAATCATGATTGGGATGATTTAATGTTTTCTATTGTATTAAATAAAAATTATCCAATTCCAGAAGATGAAGAAGATTCAAAAAGATTGGCACTTGAAGAAGTTAATAATAATGTTAGAAGTCATAGAAATTATATAAAAGAATTTGGAGATGATGAAGATTATGAGGAAGCATTTAATGAAGTGCTAGAAGATAATGAAAAGATACAATCAGTAGAACAAGACCAATTCAGAAAAGATGCAGATATAGAAGTTGATGATATTGACGAAGAATTAAATAGTAAATCTAATAATAGTGATGAGTAATGAGGTGTTGTTATGAAGGACAATGCTTATACAAAGAAAGTTCTTGAAGCTAGAAAAAAACTTTTATTATTAGATAAAAAAGTACAATTAGATATATTAAATGTCTACAAGGATGCTAGTAAAACTATTTTAAGTGATATTGCTAAAAATAAAGAGTTGAATCTAAGTACTAAATACTTAAAAAAGCTAAATAAATCAATCGAGAAGTATATCAATGAGCTAAATCAAAGATTAGTACCTGTTACAGAAAAAAGTATAACAGAAGCTTCTAATATAGCTAAAGATTTACAAATGTATTACTATCAATCAATAGTTCCAAATAAATCTATAAATCTTGCATGTGATGCTATGTGTATAAATACAACTACTAATGTTGTGGAAAAAATAGTTGCAGGTAACTTTTATAAAGATAAAAGGTCATTAGATGGCAGAATTTGGGGCTATAATAATAAAAATAGAAAAGATATTGACAGATTAATAAAAGCTAATATTGCAAGAGGTGCTAATGCAAAGACGTTAGCAAAGAGTTTAGATAATTATGTTAATCCAGTCAAAAAAACAGAAGCAAAGACGTTAGAAGTTGGAATGAATAAAAGTATATCTTATCAAGCCCAAAGACTTGCTAGGACTTCTATAACACATGCTTTTGTAGAAACAAGTGTTCAAAATGCAATAAATAATCCTTTTTGTGTAGGATTACAATGGAACCTAAGTTCTCAACATTATATTAGACAGGTGAAATGGAGAGGCGAGGATGAGTGTGATGAGTATGCAGAACAAAATCGTTTTGGGCTAGGTGAAGGAGTTTTCCCACCAGAAAAGTATCCTATTCCACACCCTAATTGTCTTTGTTATCCCACTCAAATTATAGTGCCAATCAATGAAGCTTCAAAATTCATGAATGACTGGTTAAATGGCATGGATAATAGCAATTTAGATAGTTGGTATGATGAAATTAACACAGAAACTACTAATCTATATATACCTAAGATAAAATATTCATCTAATGATGTGAAAAGTAAGTATGGAAAAACTTTAAATAAAAAGATTAATAGTTTTGAAAGTAAAATAGAAAATACATCTAGCAAATATAAAAAATATACAACTGGTGTTAAGTATGAGGTAACAAATGAGTTAAAAACTGCTTTTGCATACTCAATAAAAGATGATATAATTAAGATAAATCCTTTAAGTCCCATATTTAAAGAGTATAATTTTGAATTGTCAATGATGCATGAATTAGGTCATAGAGTTGATTTAAAAGAACTTGAAATATATAAAAATATTGAATTTAAAGATGCTATTTTAAAATCATCCAATTATGTTTTAAATAATCTTAAAGAAATACAAATTGAATATGATTACTTAGTAAATATAAATGATAGCCCTTTTTTAAGTGATATATTAGGAGCATTATCATTTAATAAAATCGAGGGGCTTTTAGCAACTCATAATATAACCTATTGGCAAAAGCAAGGTAATATAGAAAAAGAAATATTTGCTAATTTATTTGCTTTAGATTATGAAAGTGACAAACATATATTAAGCTTTATAAAGAAAAATATACCTGACATATATAATGTATTCAATAAAGTTATTTAGGAGGTGTGCATTGTGGGTGAACAAATGCCAATAATGAAAAGGCTTAGAAATGATAAAGAACTATTGGAACTAAGAAGATTATATAAAGAAAAATACAATGAAAATGCTCCCGGATTTAATTATGATGAATATTCTAGTTATGATGAGTACAAAGAAAAGCTAAAAGAATTGATACAAAAGTAAAGTAAGCACTTATTAATTAAAGGTTAATGAGTGCTTTTATTATGCTTAATTTTAAAGGAGGAAATTGAATGTTAGAGTATTTTAAAAAGTTACTTGGAGATGAAGAAGGGCAAAAAGTTTATGAAAAATTATCTAAAGATAAAGAAAATAAGCTTCTTTTAGATAATATCAAAAGTCCTAGATACGTTGAAAAGACAGAACTAGAAAATGCTAATAAAGAGATTAAAGAGTATAAAAAGCAAATGGGGGATAGAGATAAGCAACTAAATGATTTACAAGGCAAAGTTAAAGATAACAAAGAGTTATCAGATGAAATTGAAAGTCTTAAAAATGCAAATAAAGAAATTAGAGAAAGTGCAGAAAAAGAAATTGAGGTTTTAAAGTTTAATACAGCTTTTGAAAGAGTTATTGAAAGTTATAATCCTAGAAACTCAAAAGCTTTAGCTGCTTTAATAAATAAGGATAATATTAGTTTTGTAAATGGTAAATTTATTGGATTAGATGAACAAATAAAAGCTTATCAACAAAGCGATTCTTATTTATTCAATAATGAAAAAAACAAAGGAGATGATGAAATTGGAGGAACTGGAGGATTAGAAGGCGGAACAACTTCATTACTTGATAATGATAGCGAAATAAGTAGTATAGGTGAGTTGTTAGCTAACTCTAAAGTAAAAAGCGAAAATATAGAAGCTCAAAAGAAATTTTTTGGAGAAGAATAGGAGGAAAATATATGAGTATAGAAAAATCCGAGATTTACATGGGGGAAAATAAAACTACATTAAAATTTGCAGGAAACTTATTTCAAAATGTAAATATTAAAGTGAAAAAAACTGATGTAGCTATAGTAGATGGAAAGAGAATTTTAAAAGCGGGTACATTAGTATCAAAAGATGGAAAATTAGTAGATGGTACAACTGTTACAAATGATAAAGCTTTTGGTCTAGTATATAGAAATATAGATTTCACTTATTCAAATGGTAATGAAAGCATTCCAGTACTAATATTTGGATTTGTGGATGAAAAGACCTTGCCATCAGTTATACCAGAAGAAGCAAAACAAGCAATGAAAATGATTATGTTTTTATAAAATAAATATTAGGAGGAATTAAAATGGATTGGAAAGACTTTATAGACTCTAAGGAGATAGCTAAATATATAAAAAAGTTGCCACTAGAAATGTTAATAGGCGAATCTTTGTTTCCACGAAAAAAGCAAATAGGTATGGACCTGAAATATATTAAGGGAGCGAAGAAAAAACCAGTAGTGTTAAAACAAAGCACTTTTGATGTTGCTGTAAAAATAAGAGCATTAAAAGCTCAAATAGAAGTTAAATCAAAGAGAATGCCATTTTTTAAAGAGAGTGTTCTTGTAAATGAAGAAGATAGACAACAGTTACTTTTAGCTTCTAAAGCTCAAAACAAAGAACTATTATTAATGATAATTTCACAAATATATGATAATTATTTAGCTCTTGTAGATGGTGGCGATATGCAAATGGAAAGAATGAGAATGCAAGCTTTAGCTGATGGAGTAATAAATATCGTATCAGAAGATGGAGACTTAGTATTTGACTTTGAAGTTCCAAGCAATCATAAAGAAGTGTTAACTGGAAGTGCAACATGGGATAATCCAGATGCAGATATTATAGGAGATATTCAAAGATGGATGAGAATAATGAGAGATGAAGGGAATCCGTTACCTAAGAGAATGGTAATGACAAGTAAAACCTTTGGGTATTTTGCTAAAAATAAAGCTATTAAATTAGATATAGATAAAGATGGTAGAGTTATTTTAACTGATGAAATGATTAAAAATTATCTTAAAAATAAAGTTGGTTTATCTGTTGCCATAGTAAGTGGAACATATAAATTAGAAGATGAAAGTGAGGAATCTTATTTCCCTGATAACAAAATAACTTTTATTCCAGATGGAGATTTAGGAAAAACTTATTATGGTACAACACCAGAAGAAGCTGACAAAGTGTATGGTTCTAAATTAGATTGTTCTGTTGTTAGAACTGGTATTGCTATAACGACAATGAGATTAATTGACCCAGTAACAGTTCAAACCAAGGTATCACAATTAGGTATGCCAAGCTTTGAACGTGCTGATGAATGTTTCTTTGCTACAGTAGCATAATTAAGGGGTGATAATTATGGCTAAAAAGAAAGAGAATTTAATGCAAGTAAAAGCTTTAGTATATCTAAAGTATGATAATGAATGTTATAAAATAGATGATATATTTGAGATTAGAAAAGCTGACCAAGAGCTTATGGAAGAAAAAGGATATATAGAAGTTATAGGAGAAGTTGAGGAAAAAAATAATAATGAGCTTCTTAATAAAGATGGTGAGTAGATATGTCTATTACTGATTTAGATAAACTAAAACTCAATTTGCAAGAAGAAGAGTATCCTTATTTTACAGATGAGCAACTTGAGATGTTATTGGAATCTAATGAGAATAATGTTTTAAAAGCTTCTTGGAGAGGTTGTTTATTAAAAGGTGCTACAGATGATGAAATAAAAATAGGTCCTATTGAAACGAAGTCTAGTAACAGCTCATATTGGTTGACTCTAGCAGATATATATAAAACTGATTATTTAGAAGAAAAATCAAAGAATGAAACAACTATTACAGGATATAAAACGTCTATGACAAGAGCTGATGGACAATGAGAAAATTAAGAGCTGATAAGATAATAAAGACTATTAATCGAGGAATAGCTTTGAATCCTCAAACAATAACTATAGAGCAAGAAGTGAAAAATATAGTAGATGGGGCTATTGATATTACAAATGAAGTAAAAAAACTAACAGTAGTTATATATCCCGAAAAAACTAATGATACAGTAATAAATAGTGAAACTATTGGCACAGCTTATAAAAATAAAAACTTTGGTATGGTTGCAGATAAAGAAGCTGATTTAAGATTGAACACAGAAAATGAGATAACTTTTAAGTGTATTGAAGGAACTATGAAACTAAACTATGTAAATCCTATTGTAGTTGAGGAACAGGTTTGTGGTTATATCTGTGGTCTTGAAAAGCTAGATTAGAGGTGGTTTAGTATGAGTGTGTTTACTAAGGCTATAAATGAAATTGATAGAAAAAAGGCTACAATGCCAATTTTGTGTATGAATATAGCTTTTATGTTAGAAGGAGAAGCTAAGAATAATGCAAAATGGACTGATAGGACAGGAAATGCAAGACAAGGCATAACAGGAACAAGTTTAGGTGGAGGAAATCAATACATTGTTAGGTTAGGTCATGGCGTTGACTATGGAACTGTTTTGGAAGAAGGTTCAGCACCTCATGTTATAAGACCAAGAAATGCAAAAGCTTTATTTTGGAATGGAGCTTCCCATCCTGTTAAACAAGTTCAGCATCCTGGCACTAAAGGAACTCATTCTTTAGAATCTATAGTTAGCAAGAATATGCCTAAAATAGGCAAATTAGTAGAAGGACATTGGAGTAAATAATATGAGAGCAGGAATAAGAAAAGCCTTAATTGAGAACATACCAAGAATTAAAGATTGTTATGAACCAACTGTCCCTAATAAAAAAACTATAAAACCTTATATTGTAATTGTCCAAGGTGAAGATGCTGACAACGAAGGCAATGCTATAGGTTTTAGAAGGACCATAAATATTTGGTTATATGAGAAAAGGACTACATTTAATAAACTGGATGAACTTACAAAAGAAGTCGTAGAAGCTTTAGATTTTAAAACTATAACAGATGATACTTCTAATGAGGTATTTACTTGTATTTATGAGGGTGCAGTTGGTCAAGATGTTATAGACGAGGAATGGGAAGCTATAATAAGGTGTCTAAGATTTAGTGTAATAGCTTTAGAAGATAAAGAAGATACAACTAATGATAGATGGGTAGAAGCTCTATCTAAGCACACAAAAGATTTATTAGAAATAGAGAGCTATAAAGATAATTGGAAGAAAAACTTTATAGCTCCATGTGTATTATGGCGAACTACAAACGTTGAAAACAAAAGAATAAATTATCATCTGATTGAGATTACAAAAACTATGAAATGTCATGTTGTAAGTAAAAACAAGGATGAAATAGTTAAGCTTCTTGAAGCATTAGAAACAAGTTTAATAATAGATAAAAGAGTAAGACTTAGAGAAGATAAGAATATGTATTTAACTCTTGTTAGCGTAGTTGAGGATAGGGAATCAGATATGTTTACAACTGGACAATTAACAGCTGTGTTTAAAATGATAGGAAAGATAAAAAGAGAAGGTCCTACTATGGATAAAATTTATGGTAATGGAAATTTAAGATAGGAGGTGCAAGGGTTGGCTGAAACAAATAATAAAAAGATTAATGTGAGTAAGCAGGAAGAAAAATATTTAAAAAGTGATTTTATAGAAAATAGCGAAGCACTTGGCTACAAGAAAGAAGTAGTTGCAGGTGCTTTATTTAATTGTAAGAAAGAAGAACTTACAAAATCAGAGTTTGAGAAAGCAATAAAAGAGTTTTTAGAAAGAGAGGTGAAGTAAAATGGCAACTGGTACATGGAATGAAAAAGAAAAAAAGGAGATACCTGGTTTTTACAATCGCTTTAAAACACAAGCAGAAAAGTCTACAAACACAGGATTAAAGGGTAGATTAGCAATGCCTATTAGGGCTAATTGGGGAGAAGTTGGCAAGGTTGTAACAATAAAAAATGATTTGAGACAACTTAAAACTCTATTTGGTGATGATATGAATTATTCAGCTTTCAAGCTAGGAAAACTAGCTTTACTAGGTAATGTAAAGGAATTACTTTTATATAGGCTCGTAGATGGGAACCAAAAAAAAGGTACATTAACACTAAAAGATACTACAGAGAATAGTGCAAAAGATGTAATTAAGCTAGAAACTAAATATCCAACTAGCAGAAATTTTAATGTAACAATAAAATCTAATTTAGTTGATGCAGATAAGAAAGACGTTATATTCTTTGAAAATACTAAACAGTTATTCAGTTCAAGTATTAAAGGTACTATAGATGAAATAGTACTAGAAATAAACTCTAATTTAGATAATGAATATGTAATTGCAACTAAAGTAGCTGATAGTGATACAGCACTAGCAAACTTGGTAAATGTAGCACTTGAAGGTGGTAATGATGGTTGCACATCTATTACTAATGAGTCTTATCTAAAAGCACTAGAAGAATTTGAAAGATATAGTTTTGATTCTTTTGTACTTGATGGTGTGGCTGATGAAGCATTGCAGGAAACTACAAAAGCTTGGGTAGCTAAAAATAAAGAATTAGGAAAAGATATACTACTTTTTCTAGGTGGAAAAACAGAGGATAATATAAAACAAATTAATGATAAATCAAAAGGTTTCAATGATGAAAATATAGTTAACATTGGAAGTTCAGCTTATTATGAGGGAATAAAATATACACCTAGTGAAGTAGCTGTTTATATAGGAGCATTAGCAGTAAGCAAAGGTATAACAGGTAGTATATGTAATGCTAAGACTATATTTGAAGAAGTAGAACCAAGATTAAGTCAATCAGAAGTTAAAGAGTGTTTGAAAAGTGGTACTTTAATCTTAGACTTTGATGATGGAGATGTAATTATAGTTGATGATGTAAACACATTTAAGAAGTATGTAGATGATAAAAACGAAGCTATGGGGTATATCTCTAATATTATGTTTATTAATACTATAAATAAAGATACTTCTCTAAAAAGAAAAGAATTTGTAGGTAAGATATTTAATGACTCAACAGGTCAAACAACTGTTATATGCGCATTGAAGAAATATTTTGAAGAATTGATGAGTCAAGGTATTATATCTGAATTTAATGTTGATATAGATACAGAACTTCAAGCAACTGCTAAAGCAGATGAGTTTTATTGGAAGTGGGATGCTGTGAAAGTTGATGTCATGAAAAAAATATATGGTACTGGATACTTAGGATAAAGGAGGTTATAGATTATGTATAATGATGATTATATAGAAGAAGCCAGTTTTCTGAATGGTTCAGATGTAGTTATACTTATTGATGGTGTAGAAGAGCTATACATGGAAGAAATAAAAGCTGATTTTGAGCAAGATGAGCAAAGTATTAAACTGTTAGGGTGTCAAAATGAAATATCAAGGGTTGGTACTACTAAAGGTTCATTCTCCTTGAATGGATATAAGACAGATTCAAAATTTGCAAAATTAGGATTTAGGTCTTTTGAAATAATATATAATTTATCTAATTCTGAAACATTAGGATATGAAAGTATTAGATTAAAGAATTGTAGATTAAAAAAACTGCCTCTTATAAATTCTAAAGCTGGTGAAATTGTAAAAATAGAAGTAGAGGGAAGTTTTAGAGGATATGATTTGTTAAATGAACTTTAAAACAAAATAATGTTGTACTTTAAAGCTATGAACAATTAATTTTGTTTGTAGCTTTTTAAAATTAAAAATATTGGAGGAATAATATGTTAGATATGGATAAAAGAGAGTTAGAAAATGAGGAAATAGAAAAGGAAGATTATGATTTAGATGAAGAAATAGAGGAAACAAATGAAGATAGGTTGATGATGAAAGAGGATGAAATAATTGCAAGATTATTAGAGGATACTCCGATACCTAAAAGAACTGTATTTTTAGAGAGACTAGGTATTCCAATTACATTAAAGGCATTGACAGAAAAAGAGATTAGTAAAATAAGAAAAGATTGCACTAAAATTTCAAAGGTTCAAGGACGAAGGGAAGAAAAATTAAATGATGATGAATTTAATCTTGCATTAATAGAAAAAGGTACTCTAGTACCTAACTTCTCTAATAAAAAGTTGCTTGATGCCATGAAAGTATCAGATGCAAAAGAATATATAAAAAGGAAATTCCTAGCAGGAGAATTAAGTAAAATAAGTGACCAAATATTAGAATTATCCGGTTTTTATGATGAAATAAGTGATGATGATATAAAAAACTAATAAAAATGGGGGGACGACTGACTGTTTTAAATAACATCTTTGTTAAGCATCATGTTCCCCCAGATGTTTATGTTAAGAAAAATTTAATGTCTCAACGCTTAATGAAAGTATTTACTCAAAATGAAATAGAGCAAGAGAATGAAGCTATGAAAAAATAAATATCTACAGAAAGGTAGGTGAGGGAAATAGCTAAAAAGGAAATGTATCATATTGATGTTGTCATAAGTGCAAAAGGTGACGGAGAAACAAAAAGCAAACTAAGTGCTATGGAAAAATACATGAAGCAGACAGAAAAAAGGATGCAGACACTTAATAGAATAAAAGTTAATCCTGCTATAAAAGCTACAGATAAAGCTTCAAGTGTTGTAAATAGAGTTAATAACAATATGAATAAAGCAAAAAAAACTGTTACAGCTAGAATAAAAGCTACAGATGACGCGAGTCCAGTAGCCAATAGAGCTAGTAATAATGTTAATAAAGCTAGAAAGACAGTAACAGCAAGGTTGAAAGCTACAGATAATGCGAGTTCTACTGTTAACAAAGTTAATAATAAGATAAAAGAAGTTGCTAAGCCTGTACCTCCTGTGATAATCAGAGGTCAAGACGAATCTAGTTCTATAATAGATAAAGTAAAAGCTAAGATTCAGAATCTAAAAGCTGATACTATCATAAAAATAAAATCACAAGCTGATGAAGCTATAAATACTATTTCTCGAACTAAAAATAAATTACAAGAATTTGTGAGTAAGAGATATGAAGCAGCAGTTAAGATTAGAGATGAAGCTAGTTCAACACTTGGAGGGTTAACAGGAAAAATAGATTCTTTTGTAAGTGGAGCTATTAGTAAATTTGCTCAGTTGGCGGCTACGGCAGGAGCTTTATTGGGAGGTATAGGAGTTGGTTCTTCGATAAAGACCTTTGCAAATTTCGAGCAATCAATGAAAAATGTTGAAGCTGTAACGGGAGCTTCTGGAAAAGAAATAGATAGTTTAACAAATAAAGCTAGAAATCTTGGGAAAACAACTGTTTATACATCAAAAGAAGTAGGGGATGCAATGTACTACGCGGGTATGGCAGGATGGAAAACTAACCAAATTATCGAAGGTATGCCAAGTATCTTGAATTTGGCAGCAGCAGGAGGAACAGATTTAGCACTAACATCTGATATAGTGACGGATGGATTAACATCATTAGGAATGACTGCTAAAGATACTGGCCAATTCGTTGACATTATGGCTGCAACTATAACGAACTCTAACACCAATGTTGAGTTATTTGGGGAAACACTTAAATTCATTGGGTCTCTAGGAGGTTCTTTGGGCGTTCCTATGCAAGATATAGCTTTAGCGACTGGATTGATGGCAAGTAGTGCTATCAAAGGAAGTCAAGCAGGTACTTCTCTAAGGATGGGGCTTTTAAGGCTTATAAATGAGCCTAAACGAGCCGCTAAAGCAATGAAAAAATATGGAATAGAAATGAAAACTACAAAAGATGGAAGCTTAGATTTAGCAGCAACAATAGATGAGCTTAGAAAAAAATTAGGTGGTCTTGAAAATACTAAAGCAGTAGGAATTTTAGGAGATATAGTAGGGGCTAATGCAAGTAGTGGTTGGGCTGCAATAATAAATGCAAGTGAGAATGACTACAATAAACTAAAAAAAGCCATAGCTGAAAGCGAAGGGATGGCAAAAAAAATAGCTGATATGAAGCTAGATACTTTAGGTGGTCAATTTACTCTCTTAAAAAGTTCTATAGATGGAGTAAAAGAAAGTATTGGTAGAGAATTAGGTCCTATGACTAGAAAATTCGTAGAGGATTTGACAGCAAAAATACCACAAATTGGAGAAACCATGGTAAGTACAACTGCTAAGTTTGTTAACAATTTCGATAAAATAAAGGCAGGATTCCAAGTGCTGATTCCTGGGATAATGTCTGTAGTTGGAGCAATATTAGTACTTAAAACAGCTTTTGCTTTTGGTAGTGCAATAAGGTCTTTGAGAGTACTTAAAGCAGCTCTAGGAGCAACAAGTATAAGTGCCATGTTGCTACCTGTAGCAATAGGAGCTATAGTTATAGCTTTTGCAGGAATGTCTGTTGCTATTTCTAATAATAAAACTGCTATGATGGACTTACAAACACGTTTTGGTTCGTTTGGTGAGTATGTTACTACAATAATGGAGACTGTTGGTGGAGTCATAAAGCTTACGTTAGGTAACTTGCTTATAATGTTAGGTGGAATTGGAAAAGGAATAGGAATACTTTTATCTGATAAGAGCTGGGATGAAAAAGCTTCATCACTTAAAAATCTATTTGGCAAAACAACAGCAGAAATTAAAACAAATACAAAAGAAGCTTTATCAGATATAAATGGAGAAACTTCTAATGCAACAGCTCTATTAAAAAAGTCTACTTCAAAAGAGTTACAAGGTGTTACTAAAGCTTTCTCAACAGCATTTGACCAATCTAAAAATGTAACAGAGAAGAAATCTAGCGATATAGCTAGAGCATTAACAAATGGATTAAAGGGTTTAGATGACCAATCTCTTACTATGATGAGAGGTTTGAATGACAATATGGCGATAATTTTATCTGGTGTGACAGCAGATATGAAACCTAGTGACAAAGTTAATAAAATCACCAAAAATCTTGATGATGCTTTCAAAGCAGGTAAATTAAGTGCACAAGAATACAGAAGTAGCATACAAGAGACTTTAAATTTTATAAGTAAGTATAGTGCAGATTCTTCAAATAATTTAAAACAAGGTATGAGTGATGCTTTCAATGCCTTCAAGGAAGGGACAAATATAGGCGGATTAAAAGATGGAGTGACTGGAATGCTAAATTCGCTGAAATCAACTGGTCCACAAGCTTTAGAAACCTTAAAAGGTTTAGGAGGAAAAGCAAGTGAGATTTTCAAAGGAGTGGATTTTAATTCTTCTATAGATGCACAAAAAACTAAAGTATTACAGAATTTAAATAGTCTAGGATTGGAAGGAACACAAGCTATAGATACATTAAGAACTATTTTCTCACAAGCATCATCTGCTTTGGATACTACAAATTTAAAGCAAGGTTTAAGCAATACATTTAACTCTTTTAAAGAAGGATTTAATAGTGGAGGAATAAAAAACGCTATAAATAGTATGCTTGGAACTATTAACCAAGCAGGTCCACAAATGCAACAAGCATTAGGTAAAATGGATGGAAAGATGGGGCAAGTATTTGCTAATGTAGACTTTAGTACTCCAATAGAAACACAAGCTAGTAAAGTTCTTGAAAATTTGAATAATTTAGGAATAGAAGGACCAAAAGCTTTAGAAACTGTAAGAAGTATATTTGCTCAAGCTTCAAGTCAAATACAAGGTTCAGCTTCTCAAACTGCTCAACAAGCAAATCAACAGGTTGCAAATGCTCTAACACAAGAAAACTCAGCTGCGCAACAGGCAGGGCAACAATTAGGTACAGATTTGACAAATGGTGTAGTAAATGGAGTACAAGCAGGAGTACCAGTTGTACAGCAAAAAAGTAATGAACTTGCTACAGCAACTCAACAAGGTGTTACAAATGCTGTAAATAGTGCAACTTCTCAAATAGATAATAGTAATCTTACAAGTGGTATAGATACAGCATTCAACCAAGCTACTGCAACAGTTCAGCAAGGAGCTACAAATATGTATAACGGGGCTAAACAAAGCTTTACGCAACTAGCTCAAGTTGGAAGAGAAGCAGGTTCGAGTCTTTATAATGGTGCAACAACTTCTTTTAATATGTTAGCAACAAACGTTAGAGTTGCATGTAGTAGCATGTATAACGGAGCTAGAACATCTTTTACGAGTTTAAGTAGTTCAGCAATAAGTGCCATTTCTGCTATGTGTAGTTCTGTAGTAAGCCAAGTTAGTGCTATGTCAAGTCAAGTTATAAGCTATTGGAATAGTGTAAGAGCAACCGTTTCAGCACCAATATCTGCATCTTTTAATGTTAAGACTACTCAAACAACTGTCAAAAGGACAGTAAATGAAGGTGGCGGAATACTAAGTAATATATTTGGCCACTTTGCAGAAGGAGGAGTTGCAAGTAAGCCATCTATATGTGGAGAAGATGGAGCTGAAATGGTAATTCCATTATCAAGCGATAGAAGAAGTAGAGCGATAGGACTATATGAACAAACAGGTAAAATGTTAGGATTAAGCTCAACTACTTCTCAAAAAGTAGTAGGTAATTCTAATATTGTAAATAATGTTAGACAATTTCCTCTTACAAATACTTTGGATACAGATAATAAAGAATATAAAGAAGCTACACCAAATAATATTAATTCTTCTAATAACACTATAAATTTAGGCGGAATATCTATAAATGTTCAAAATAGTGATAACAAAGAAGAAATGATACAAGAACTATTATCTCAAGTAGAAAGTGAAATAAGAGAAGCATTACAAGACATTGGATAATGTCGAATTGTTGTTAAAAAATTCTCCTTCATAAATGGTATAATATTGTTAAAATATGTAAATTTATGAGGGGGAAATTTTATGTGGCAGAAATTTAAAAGTCTAAATATTATTACGAGGATTATTATAGCTCTTATGGCAATATGTTTTTTGCCAATTACTCTAGTTATTTTTTCGATTGAATTTCTAGTGAAAGCTATAAGGAATAAAAATAAAGGAAAAGTTGTGTTAGGGTGTTTTTTAGCATTATTAACATTAAGTTGTGCTAGGACTGTTTATCTTACAAGAAGTTTAGATGATAAAAATTCTACTCAAGTTAATCAAGTTTCTAGCAATAAAGATAAAGAAGATGCTGAAAAGAAAGAGGAAGAAGAAACTAAAAAACAAGAAGAAGAGAAAGTTCAAACAGAGCAACAAAAAAAAGATGAAGAGGCTATAAAATTAGCACAAGAAAAACAAAATAGTGAAAACGCTGAAAAACAAGTTCAAGCAGAACAAACTAAAAAAGATGAACTTGTGAAAAAGCTAGAAACATACGAAAGTATATATTTAATGATTCCTGCTAGTATAAAAGAAACATCAGAATCTAATAATGCACTTGAGCTGCAAAAAACATTTTCAACAGGAAGAGATGTAGCTTCAAAATGTTGGCAAGAGTTAGGAGATTTAAAAGATAAATATAGCACTGAATCAACTGAATATAAAGCTATACAAAACTTGCAATTAGCATTTTTTGTGGTAAAAGATGCATGCAAAAATGGAATAAAATATTTAGATAAAAATGAGTATAAATATTATGAGAAATATGAGAAAAACTGTGGTGAGGCTGGTGCGTGGTATAGTGATTTCGTGGCGTTAAAAGGAAATCTCAACTAATATGTTAAGATAAAAAGAATTATACTTAAGAAGCTTTATTTTATGATATAATAAAAATATGTAAGGTTTGCAGTGAGCGATATTTGTAACAAAGTAGGAATTAGCAGTTGCAATGTAAGGTGTTGAGGTTGTGTGATAAGTGTTATCAATTGCACTACTCATGGTTCACTGCAAATTTAAGAGAGTTGTATATGTGTAAGTATTGAAGATACTCAATTTATTTTGGGATTTTATATTAACTATGTGGTATGTAAAGAAATATACTAACAATAATTTTTATTTTTTTCTTTTAAATTTTATATTAACTATGTGGTATGTAAAGTCACATCAACAAATTCAGTTGTGTCATTTGCAGTCATATTTTATATTAACTATGTGGTATGTAAAGGTTTTTGATAACTTAAAATCTAGTTTTGCAGAGTTAGATTTTATATTAACTAAGTGGTATGTAAAGCCCATAGAACCAACATATTTAAATGTTTCACCCATTAGATTTTATATTAACTATGTGGAAAAAAATAAATAAAAAAAGAAAGCACTTACTTTTGGTAGGTGCTTTTGTTTTGCTCAAATTTGGTCGGTTGGGTAAAATAATTAGAAAAAATTAGTAAAAACCTATTGACTGTAACTCGTTACAATGTTATTATTAATGTAACGAGTTACAGAAAAGAGGTGAATAAAATAGCAACTAAAAGTAGGGCAGAGTATATGAAAAATCGTCGAAAAGATAAAAGAGGTTTTAGTGTACTTCTAGACAAAGAAAAGTTAGATAAATTTGATGAAGTGTTAGAAGAAAAGAATCTAACTAAGAAAGAATGGCTAGAAGAAAAAATCGACGAGGAACTGGAACAAAAGGAATAAAAAATAAGGGTCACTCCCACCGACCAAAGTTTGAGTAACCCTTATGACGTATACTATCGTATATCAATTATAGTATACGTCATTCCTTAAAAAAAATCAATTATTAAGGAGTGTAATATTATGAAAAATGAATTAATGATGTTTGAAGGAAAAGAGATTGAAGTATTCGAATTTGAAGGGCAAATTTTATTTAATCCAAAACATGTAGCAGAGTGTTTAGATATTTCAGATGTGAACAGTAGTATTAGAAAATTTAATGATAATCAAGTAGTTAAGTTGACTAATTCTAAAATGCATAATATGCAGTTTAGAAAATTGCATAACACAGGAGAAAATTTTCTAACTGAGAGTGGTGTTTATAAACTTATATTTAAATCTAAAAAAGAAGAAGCTGAGAGATTTCAAGATTGGATAAGTGATGAAGTACTTCCAGCCATTCGACAAACTGGTGCATACATAACTAACAATGCTGACCCTCAAGCATTAAGAGACAAGGCAAGCGAAATTGAAAAGTTACAACTGGCTTACAATAGTACATCTATGTTAAAAGAATTATTAGACGATGCAGGATTTGACAATAAATCAAAACTATTAACAGCCAAAACATTATATAAAAAGGCAGGCATTGATTTACCAATCGAGATAGATGAAGAAGAACATTATTTTGACACAAAACAAATAGCATCTAAGTTAAAACTATATTCTAAAAGTAATAAACCAGCACAACTTGCTGTTTGTGAGATTATTAAAAAGATTGATTTAGAAGATAGTGAAGTAAAAGGAGTTTGGGAAACAAATGGTTCTTGGACTGGTACTGTAAATAAATATACAAAGAGTGTAATAGATAAAATAAGAAATTGGATAGAGGAAAATAATAGACCTACCAAGATTGCAGGTGAGAAGAAGAATTTCCATGTAGTTTATAAGATTGAGTAAATTTATCAGTTGTATTAAATAATTTAGTTTAGTTTAGTTTATTTTTGAGGGGGATTAATACAATGTGTGAGAATTTACTTAATGAATATAATTTAAAAACTGATAAGGATATAGAGTATTTTGTAAAATTTGCTAATGCGTTATATGAACTAAAACAGAATAGTGAAGAAAAGTTTCAAGAATATGTAAAGATATTAAGAGAAATTCTTATAGAACAACAAGAAAATGAAAATACTTTAGATAATATATTAAAAACACTTACTTAGGTAGGTGTTTTTTTAATTGAAAGGATGTGATTATAATGAAAAAAGTAATAAACAGGTAAAATATGTAAGAATTATGTGCTATAATAATTGTAGCAAGAAGATGTAATCTACAATTTATAGAGTGGAGTTCATACAAAAGATTATCCTCCCAACGTATAGAAGGGAGGTGTGTATGTATGGATAATTTTTTGATTGGCGTATTAGCTAGCTTAACAGCTACTCTAATAGCTTACGTAATTGGTAAATTAATCAAAAAAGCAAAAAGCCACTCTCGTGCAAAGAGTGACCTAATAGTTGAATTTAAATTTATGTTTAAATCCAAGAAATGATTGAGTTTTAATGAACTCCACTCTACGACTAAATAGATTGTAGTTCTTCTTGCTTTTATTATACCACAAATTAGAAAAAATATTGTTTATATAAAATAAAAAATAAAAATTTTTATTAAAAAAATGAAAACTTGATTATAAAGCAATTAATTTATAAAATATATATAAATAAGTAGGTATTTATTTACTTGAATTTCATTGTTTATATAAAAAAATTGGTAAAATATGTAAGAATTATATGATATAATAACTGTAGCAAGGAAAATAATAATTGAAAAGTGCTAAGAGTGGTTATTTCCATATTTGAATACCAAATTCCATAACGGAAGGAGGTGTAACAGTATGGTGATAGATTTTTTATTGAGTATACTAGCTGGTGTTATATCAGCCTTCATGTATGAGAAAATAAAAAACCACTCAAAGGCCAATAAGAGTGGTTTAAAAAAATAAGTTATTTTTAATCTGATTGGAAATAGCTACTCTTGTATAAAGTAAATTATTTCCTTGCTTTTATTATACCACAAATTAGAAAAAATATTGCATATAATATTTTTTATAGTCAATAAAAATATGAAATTTTTATAACAAATAATAAAAACTTTATTATAAAACTATTAATTTATAAAATATCTATAAATGAGTAGATATTTTTTTACTCAAATTTCATTGTTTAAATAAAATAGAGGAAAGCACTTACGAATGAGTAGGTGTTTTTTTATACAAAAAATCAAAGGAAGTGAATTTATGGTAAGAAAACTGCGGTGTAATGTTAAAAAATACTTTAGAAAAGAGGTGATAACTTGGTAATAGACATATACTTAAAAAATGAAAAAGAAAAAATAGATTTCCATTTTCCAGTAAACCCACAAGATTCTCTATCTATAAAAAAAGAAAAAAGGTTTGAAACTGTAGATATAGTAAACTTAGGTGAATTTGACATTAAAAAAGAAGGAGAGAAGATAAGAGAAATATCATTTAAAACATTTCTGCCTAACTTATATGACGCTTCTTATTGCAGATACAGCGAGTTAAAAAATCCAATTGAAGTAGTGTCAATGCTTGAAAAATGGGTAGACCAAGCCGAACCTTTAAGACTTATTATCACTGGTTTTGGTTACAATGGATTAGTCACAATATCTAGTTTTAGCAATACTCAAACAGCAGGAAGAGAAGAAGATAGAGACATTGAGATAACATTTAGAACTTACAGAGAACTGAAGATAGAGACATTGAAAAAAGAGACTAAGAGTAATACTAAAACAGACTTAAAAGACAATAGACCTAATACCCAAACTAAATCTAAAATATATACAGTTACATCTACAGACACATTATGGAGCATTGCAAAGAAATTTTTAGGTAAGGGTTCAAGGTGGCCAGAGATTTATAATATACCCGAAAACAAAAAAGTCATTGGTAAAAATCCTAATATAATTAAAAAAGGTCAAAAGTTGGTGATACCTTCTAAATGAAAATAATATTAAATGGAAAATATGATATTGCAAATTTTAACGAGGGAATAACATTAAGTGAAGCTATAGACGGAGTTGCATACAAGATGGATGTATCTTTAATAGAACCTAAACAACTTAAAGATATAAATATTAAAAAAGGTGATAAAATAGTTCTGATTGATATAGCATATGAGAGTAAAAAAGAAGAAACAATCTTTGATGGAGTCATATGGGAAACTAGGAGAAGTGAAAAGAGTAAGAAACTGACACTATCTTGTAGAGAAAGAACAGTTTACATGGAAGAAAGTGAAGAACAATACTCGTTTAAAGAAAACACAGCAACACAGAGGATTGAGTACTACTGTAAGCAATGGAATATACCTTACTACAATCTAGCTAATACAGGGAAGAAACTTGCTAAAGTAATACATAAGACTAATATACTAGATATGATTAAAAAGGACTTAAAAGAAACAGCAAGTAAGGGTGGAGACTTATTTAGAGTAAGAATGGATAATAAGCTGAAATTATTTAAGCTTGGCACTAATGCAAATGTATATAAATTAGATAGCATATTAGAAGATGCAAATTTTACAAGTAGTTTTAATGATGCAGTAACCTCTGTAAAAGTTTTAGGTAAGAGTAAAGATGAAAATACAAAAGCACCTATAATTGGGACATATAAGAAGGACTCAGATAAGTATGGAACACTACAAAAGATTAAACAAGATGAAAAGATAAAAAATGCTAAAGAAGCTAAGAAAGCAGCAGAAGCAATGTTCAATAGTGGAGAGGAAACAATAAGTGTAGATTGTGCAGTAGATATAAATAGAATAAGAGCAGGTGACAAGGTAAGTTTAAAAAATAAAGAATATTATGTTATAGATGTCACTCATACACTAGATTCTAGACCGAAAATGAAGCTCAATATAGGGACTTTAGAATATATAAGGAGGAAGTTTTATACAAATGACTGATGCTAGATTTAATGGAATTGCTAGAATATTGAAAGAAAATATGAATAAAAGTGTAGCAAATTGCACTTTTGGAATGGGTTGTGAACTTGCAGAAATAACAACAAATGGATTAAAAGTAAATGGTTATAAAGATGAAATACAGGATTATCTAGTATTAGAGAGTTTAATATTAAAAGAGGATTATTTTACTTTTTCAGATGAAGCTTTAGGTGGAGAATATAAGCATAAACATAAAGTAGAAACTCCAAAAGAATTAAAACCATTGGCTATAGGAGATAAGGTGTTAGTAGCTATTATGGGAGCTGAATTTGTAGTAATTGGGAGGGTTGTAAATGCCAAACCTATTTCCTCAAAGTGAAACTTTTGAAACTGTAGAATTAAAAAATAATGATGAAAATGAATTGGACCTAAAGGGTTCTTTTTTATTTGATTTTGAAAAAGGTGAATTTGTTAAAAACGCAGATGGAACACTAAAAAAATGTGATAAGGTGCAGGCGTACAAACAATGGTGTCAAAAGGCTATATTAACACCTAGGCACAAAAGGTCAGCTTACTCTAATATATATGGAAGTGAAGTAAAAGAGTTAATCGCTAGTAACTTATCACAAAATGCAAAAGAGCTTGAAATAACTAGATTAATAAAAGAAACTATTTTAGTTCATCCATATACAAAAGAAGTTAGTAATTTTATATTTGTTTGGCTTGAAAACAGCAGACTTGTTAATTATGAATTTGATGTACTAACAATAGATGATGAAAACATAACCATAGATGGAAATATAAAAAGGTAGGTGATTACATGGAAAGAGAGCTACCTATACCAGTTTTTTTGAAAGAAGATGAAGACACTATACATGAAAGGATGTTAAGCAACTTTCAAGATGTTTCTACATTAGAAGGTGACTTCATCTATGATGCAACAAGACCTACAGCAGAGCAGATAGCTGAATTAAAACAACTAGGATTACAAAATAATTTAAGGATTGCATTTCCTCAAACTAGCTATGGAGAATATCTAGAATGGTTGGGAGAATGCAAAGGAGTATTTAAAAATCAACCAACTAAATCGGTTGGTATGGTTACATTTAATGGTGCTCAAGGAACTATCATTACAAAAGGAACTATTGTTACAACTATAGCTACAGATGAAAAACAGAGCATAGAATTTGAGCTTCTTGAAACTAAAACTATAGGAGCAAATGAAACAGTAGATATTAAAGCAGAATGTAGGATTGCAGGAACTATAGGAAATGTATCTAATAACACTATAACTGTTTTACTAGGTTCTATTAGTGGTGTTAAATCAGTTACTAATAAAGAAGATTTCAGAGGTGGAACAGATATAGAAGATGAAGAACATTTTAGAGAAAGAGTTCTTGTAGCAGAGCAAGAGGACAAATTAAGTGGAGCTAGTTCAGATTATATTCGTTGGGCTAAAGAAGTTGATGGAGTTGGATATGCTTATGTAGTTTCAGAATGGGCTGGAGCAGGGACAGTAAAAGTATTAATACTAGATAAAAATAGGAAAGCAGCAACACAAGAATTAATAGATAAGGTCCAAGAATATATATATCCATTGAATATATCAGAAGGAGAAAATAGAGATGGGAAAGCTCCTATCGGTGCATTAGTTACAGTTGTGACACCTGACACATTACTTATTAATGTAAAAGCTAGTTTTATATTTAGTAATGGCTTTAGTGAAGAAACTGTATTAAACAATCTAAAAACTAAGATAGATAAATATTTAGATAAGATTGATTTAGGAGGGACAGTCTCATACAATGCTATACAGGCGATAGTAGGCTCTATGATGCTGACAGATGAAGGTATAGAAGACTTTTCTAATCTTACTATAAATGATGTAAAAGAAAATATAAAATTGCAAGACCAAGTGGTCGGAATAGGGGAAATAGTTAACGAGGTGGTTGGATGATAGCTTCTAAAAAAGGTAAAGAAATGCTTCTTACATTATCTCCTATTTATGAACAATCTATCATAATGCAAAGCTTATATGAAGCTATAGGAAGCGAATTTGATAATCTAGGATTATTAAATAAAGAAATAGAGTTACAATTATTTCCTCAAACTGCTACATGGGGACTTGAATTTTGGGAAAATAGGGTAGGTTTATCTACTAATATAGATGAAGATATAGAAGCTAGAAGAAGAAAAGTCATTGCTAAGCTTCAAATGAAATATATTGTTAATCCTAACAGACTAGCAACTATAATAAAAAGCTATACTGGTACAGATGTATATATAAAAGAAAATATAGCTCCATACACTTTTAAAGTAACTGCTAATGTTGATGATGTTATTAATTATGAAGATTTCAAATATATAACAAATAAAACGAAACCCTCTCATCTTCATTGGATGCCTTCTTTTGCACTCAAATTTACAGATATAGAAAAATTTGAGGTAAAGATGATTAATCGAATATTTATAGATTTTAGAGGGAATATAAGTAATTTCTTAGATGGCATGTGGTTATTAAATGGTAGTAAAAACTTAAGTGCTTATATACTTTATAATGAGCCAATAAGCTTAAACATGAAAAATAAGTTATTTGTAAAAGAAAGTGAAGTATTTACAAATCTTAAAGTAATCATTAAAAAGAATTTATATTATTTAAATGGGCTAGAAATGTTAAATGGAAATAAACTGCTCAATGCAGAATTAAGAGAGGAAGTGTTATAAGTATGGCAAATGCAGTAACAACAGACATTGCAAGACAAAAAATGTGTAAAGCTCGAGCGGGTGATATAACATTACCTACTATAGTTAGCATGGCATTTGGAGATGGAGGAATTGGGAATGATGGAACTATAATAGCTCCACTTTCAAGTGATATAGCGTTAAAAAATGAGGTGTTTAGAAAAGATATAGAAAATTATGTATATCCAATCCCAACTACTTGCAGATATTCAACCACTCTATTAAAAAATGAAGCAGAAGGAAAAAACATAAATGAAATAGGTTTAATAGATTCTGATGGCGATTTAATTGCAATTAAATCTTTTGGAAATAAGTATAAAGACAGTGATATGGAAATGGTTTTTCAGGTAGATGACGAGTTCTAGGAGGTGAATAAATGCCTAATGAATTAGATTTTAATAATGAGATTGAAGAATATTTAATAACTACACCAGCTCATGCAAATGAGTTTAATAATCGACAACAAAAATTGTTAGACAATGATAAATATTTAAATAATAAAATTGATACAACTAAAACAGAGTTAAATACTAGAATTGACACAGAAAATGAGAAACAAAATATTAAAATTGATAATATTATTGCAGGTGGTGTAAATGTATCTCATACGCATATTATAGAAGTTGCTGATTGGATTTTAAATAATGAAACTAATATGTATGAAGTAACTATAAATCATCCACTATTGACTAAAAGAATACTAATAGCTTTATATGATGAAATTGGTGAAGCACTTACACCAAACGCTAGGGCTATTGATGATAATAGTATTCTTGTTAGAAATGAAGAAAATATTAAAATGTATGTGTATTTGATAAATGGAAATGCAGAAACTCATTTTATTAATGCAACTGTAGATGATAACAGAGTATCTGAAATGACTACTTATTCGTCTAAGAAAATAGAGGATTCTATTAGCAGTATACAGCTTATAGATACCAGTATAAGTATTACAGATGCTAATGATAGATTTACAAGTGATAAGTTAGATGGAGTATTAGAGGAAATAATGGTAGAAATAAGTGGTCAAAGAACTAAAGGAATAACTATAGTGAATAATTTAATAGATATGATATAAGCGAGGTGAAAATATGACAGAAAAATTAACTGAAAATGCTAGTTTAGGGGAACTTATGGCAGCATTAGAAAATGTACAAACTGATTTTCAAACTGGTAAAAATAATATATCTAGTGCATTGGGTAGTCCTTTTATTGGAACAGATAAATTTGGTACAACTAAAACAAAAATAGAAACATTAAAAAATGTATTAGTGGAGACGATTAATTCTAAAAATGTTTCAGCAACATCATCTGAAACATTTACTAATTTGATTGAAAAAGTTAACTGGATTTTTCAATCAACAGAAATTTTTTCTTTAAAAAATAGAATTCAAGCTACAACTTTAAACACTCCTAGCATCGTTTACAATGAAGTATCTAGTATAAAAGGCACATTAAGATTCACAGGCGAACTTAAAGCGTCTAAAATGCGTGCTGATTATGCAACAACAAAAATAGAGATACTATGTGGAAACCGAAAAGAATACTTTTATGTTACTGACGATACTCCTAGTGCATCTTCTTCTTTTGTAAGATTTACAAAAGATATTATTGTTGAGAATGGCATGGATATAAAAGTACAAATATTATTAACATCTGTAGGAGCAGGAAATTTAGATGGTTCATATGCAGCTCGTGCAGAAATAGAAGAATTAAAAATATTAAGGTAGGAATAAATTATGAAAAAACAAGTATATTATAATTCTTTAGATGAAAAAGAAAAAATAATTAGTGAAAACTCTAATTTATATGTTATAGAAATATATGAAACTTTAAATGAAAATTATTTAGTGTTATCAAGTAGTCCAATAGAAGATGAAAAACTTAGTTATGAAGAATTAGAAAATGAATTATTAATTATGACTAATGAATTACAAGGAGGATTGTTATAATGAATATAAATAATGTTGTGGTAAGAATATTAGCAGAAAGAATATTAAATGGAGGGTTAAACCCTTTGAAAAATAGAGAGTTTCAACTTGATGATGTAACTAACACAGAATACAGAAAAGCAGTAGAGGATTATATTATAAAAAATAGTGGAGTAGTAGAAGGAATAGAACCAACAGCGTAG